TTCGCCTAATTCAACATCATTGAGTAATTCCCATGTTCCGATCGTTCCATTGTTGTTTGCAAACACTTTGATTCTAGATATATCTCCGGTTGCTGGCTCTAGATTATTAATCTGCAAAACTCCGTATGATTCTGAATTTTGTGTTTGAGTATATACCGGAGTTGCTTCATAACTTAAACTGAATGGTGATGCTGTAAATGATGTGTATGTGTGATTATTCACAGTTGGCGTTAGAACTGTATATTCTTGATCTAACAATGCCGTAGTCGGAGATAAGATCTTTTTAACCGCGGATGCATATCCTACGTTAGATACGGCGTAATTAGGTGTAGGTAAAGGATTTACAGGGTTTGGTACTGTAATGGTACCTGTTGCCATATCATTTGTAAATGTTCCGCCTATAATTTCAATTGCTGGTTGTGAATTATATGAAAAATATCTAACAGTTCCGGTATTATAAGTTGGGAACTGAGTTCCCGCGGGATATGTTCTATCTAGGTGTGGTCCTATTTCTTCTTGCAATGTTATTTCCGGCAATGTTTCAAATATAATTTCAGATACATTCGATATATTAGGATTAACCGGAACTGTGCGAATCCATTTAATGTTTGGTCGACCTTTCCATTCTTCTGGACTATTTGCTGCTTCAGCAATCAACGTTATAGCACAATCACCAGGCGATGTTTCTGAATAAATATAAATTGCAATTACTCGGGACTTGTCTTCGTCAATATAATCAACAACTTCATGATATATTGGATCTCCATTATAATCTAAGATTTCAACGTTCAAAAGGCCTCCAACTTTTAAATTTGTTGGATGACCTCGAAGTTTGAATAAATTCTTACCAGCTGTTAACTGTGTTGGAAAATCTGTTATTTGAAAATAATCAGGCGAAGTTAACGAAGTATCTGTTTGCCATACATCATTAAATTGTAAACCTTTATAAACTGCTTCTTTGCGTTTCATTACACCCTATATTCATTTTATATAAATATTAAGTGTGGGAGATTTGGCTGAAATTATTTATCTTGTTAACTTCTATCAATGAATCAACCATATCTCGCATAGTGTCTACATGTGATATTACAATTGAAAAATCAAATTTAGTACGGAAATAATCAAATAAATTAACAACTGATGCAATATGTTCTGCATCCAATGAACCCCAACCTTCATCTATTGCAATGAAATTAGGACGAGGTAATGCTGACACATTGATCAATGCAATACGTATTGCTAATGAACTAATAAATCGTTCCATTCCGCTAGTTAATTCTAAAGGCCAAAAATTATCTTCATCATAAATAATATATCCGTTAATATTTTTACCATCACTTTGAAGCACCATATTAAAGTCAACTACTTGATTCAATACATTGTTAATTTCTGCTTCAATTTTTGGCATAGCCTTTGCAATTAGTTCATATGGAACGCCATCTCTTTTAATTGAATCTAGATAGTATTCATATGCTTTGTATTCAGTTTCTAATTTCTTGTATGCATCTAATTGTTCAATTGCTGATTTTTTTGTAGTTTTAGCAACTTCAATTTTACCATGTTTACTGCGAATAGTGTCTGTAGTTTGTTTTATTAATACTGTTAATGAATCAATTGATTCTTTGCATTTTGCAATTTCACAATCTACTGTTTTATTGTGTTTGATTGCCGATTCATTTGTTCGGAAAGATTCTTGTCTTTCTAAACATGTTTCTAATTCAGATTCTCGAGTTTGTAAATCATTTTCTAAAATTTGAATTTGTAGTTCTTGTTTTTCAATTGACAATCTAGTTGTTTCATGTTGTTGATTGATTTTGATATACTCAGCATGGTCAATTTTAACATTAGCATACATTGCAATTTTGTTTATTAACTCAGTTTGAGTTGCCGTTAATTGCGTTAATAAATCTCTATCTGTGTCAATCGTGTTCTGTGCTTCAATTGCATTTTGTACAAAAATGTTAGATGTACAGTATTTGCAGTCCGGATCATACTCATGGTCGGAAAGATGATCAATTTTTTCTTGTTTTGCATTGATAATTCCTTGTTGCTTTTTAATGCTAGAATTTTGGTTGGATAATTTGAGTTCTAGTTGTTCTAATTCTTCTAGCTTAGTTTGTAATTCTTCTTGATTGTATTTTCGTTTATCTCGCTTAATGATTGAATATTGTTGTGTCGATGCTTCTAAATTTGTTTCAGCAGTATCAATATCAGCTTGCAATTTGCTAATCTTTTTTGTAAGCTCAGATTCAGTTGTTGACAATTCATCAATGTCTGGTCCGTTATATGTTGTTGGTTGTTTAGTTTCAATTAATTGTACAATCTCAGTTTGTAACACATTTCGTTGTTCCTGATATTGGTCTTCACTTTCTTCTAACTCGGTAATTGCTTGTTGGTTGTTAGTAATAATACTATCAGCATCATTGATTATAATATCATAATCCGTTTTCTTGTATGCTTTTAGTTTACCAGCAGTTTCTTTGCTTTCATCTGATGCTAATTGGTATAGTTGTTCAAACACTGTGATATCCAGAAATTGAGATAACAAATCTTTTCGTTCACGTTGTGATTTTTCAATAAAATTATTATTATCAGCTTGCAATGAAAATGCAGTTAAAATAAAATCATCATACGTTCCTAAATAACGACGTATTGATTTGTTAGTATCACTTCGTTCTTCCCCGTTTAAATTTTCAGTGTCTGTATAAAAATCGACCAACACTTTTACATGGCCATTTTTTTGTTTGATGCCTGTTCTAACAATTGTATAAACAGTTCCATTCATTTCAAATTTAAACTTGCCAACAAATGTAGATTTTTTATTGTTTAAAACTTCATGTGCTTTACCGGTTTTACTGCATTTATCAAAAATGGTATAAGTTATTGCATCTAACAATGATGATTTACCAGATGTGTTTGCCGCAAATAAACCACATACATCTTGCAGGTTTTCAAAATTAATAATGTTGCCTTCGCCATATGAAAACATGTTATCAAATTCGAATTGAATAGGATGCCAAGTCATGTGACGAACTGATTCAATTGCTGGTAATTTAGAGTTTATTGTGCGATTAATGTGTCTAATTGCATCAGTTTCTTCAGTAGTTGCTTGTGGATGATTTACCGCAATATAATCAGTAATCAATGTATTTTGATATTCTACATCTCTAACATTACCAATAGTAAATGAAGATGTTGCATTAGTATCAGGTCCGGTACTGCTTCGTTGTATTGTGATATCTTGTACATCATATTTTTTACGAATTGTAGCAATTAATTTTTTCATGTCAGCCGCAGCTGTTTCATGAAACTTAATTCTAACACGTGGTTTATTTGGCATTCGATGTGGAGATTTTACAATTTTAGTTCCTTCCACTTCCAAAGTTACATAACCATAATCATTTTGTATTTCTACAAATTCTGCCGCTCTGCTTTCAATATCCCATACCAATATCCCGTGATCTAAAGCTTCTCCATGATTTTGTTGAATCAATGAACCTGGATATGCGATAGTACGAGCATCATCTAGATATTGAGCTGGTTTATGAATATCTCCCAACAATGTTAAATCATGTCCTTTAAATAATTCTGTAGTTACATGCTCATTTGATATCTGATACCCTATATCAGTTTTAGCAGTATTAACAGCTCCATGGTGCAATGCAATTTTATATTCCGCATCAAAATCTTTAGCTAGAATATATTCAGTCGGCGCCACATCTACCGCCATATGGTTCCATGTAATACCTCCTAACTCAAACAATCCATTTTCTTTGATAAATGTAATATTTGAATTGTTAATAACATCGAGCACTGGGCTCACAGCATCGATTCGATGCATATTGTTTAGGTTCATGTCATGGTTACCTAGTATAACAATTGTAGGTATTTCGAAGCCATTAAAAAACTCAACTAACATTTGAACTAGTTCCGGAGACATATCTAATTTGCTGTGCACAATATCTCCAGTTACCACAGCAATGCTATTAGGCGTGCTTGTTCTAGCAATATAGTCAAACATGTTTTTAAATACTTCTCGGTATTCTCGGTGTCGTTTTAATGTACGTATGTGTATGTCTGAAACATGATAAATTTTATCAATTTTATCAATTCCAACATCTATAGTTTTTATGTCCATAACATTCCCATTTTTAAATGCATTAAACCTTCGAATGTTAATACGTCGGTATCTGCTAATATATTTGTAATTTTTTCAAATCCTAATTCTGATGCATCTTCGTTATCTAATTCAACAAAGTATACATTTAATCCTTCACCCATAAATCTCTGTGCAATTTGAATGGCATTCTTTAAAGCATCCGCGTCCAGACAAATATAAATGTCTCGTACATGCTCTTGAATAATTTTTTTCTGTAAAGCCGGTTGTATAATTTTGCCAAATAATGGAATTGCATTGCGTTTAATTGCAATTGCATCAAATGAACCTTCACATAGTATGATTGGTTCAGCCCAATTTATAAGCATTTCAAATCCTATAATATCTTTTGAAATTTTTGGATTTTTGTGTTTTTGTTTGTCTTCTTTATAAAATGCTCTGCTAACAAAATAATTCAATTGGCCGGCTGCATCATAACTAGGAATAATTATTTTGCCAGAGTATTCGCCGGATTCACAATAACCGATTCTATACTTTAAAATATCAAATGCTGTAATTCCTCGTTTCGATAAATAGTGTATTGCGTTTCGGTAATCCGGTGTTAGTTTTTTTATCCAAAGTGGCCGATATTGTTCAGGTAGTTGAACTGTGGTTGGTTTCTCAGTAACTGAGTTTTGTGATCGATACCGGGTTGATTCAACAATGCGTTCTAGTTGCTCAAACTTTTCTTTGGATAAATTTAATTGTTTGAATAATGAAGAAATACTTCGACCCTTTTTATCTGAAATCCAACAATGCCAAGCATTTTCACCAGCATGATTGGTGTTGATATTAATTTCTAATTTAGGTTTGTAATGGGAAGTAAATGGGGAGAAGAATGCAATATTATCACCAGATGTTGGTTTACCTTTACCAAGCACTGATTCTAATAACTGTAATAATTTAAGATTCTTCATTAATAATAATATAATGAATTACTATATGTAATCCAATTAAATAATATTAATAATATATAAATAATAGTTAGACACATACATTTCATTCCTGGTCTAACGATCGATTCAAATAAATTTCATCAATCTATTAATAAAATGAATTTCATTAATTATACTGAATATATTAAAAATATTTCACAAATCAAACCATTACTTGAAAAAAGTTTTAATTGTTTTCGGTTCCTCACCATCTTTTAAACATTCTGCGAACCATTCTGCGGGAATATCTTTTTTAGCTACATGTTTTATGCCTAATTTCAGTGCATGCATTTCATATGTAGTTTTACTAGCTTTTGAGATTTTTTGTGTTGGAGCTTGAAATACCATGCGAATATCAATGCCAGGATTGGATGCAAGAACATGTTTCATTTTAAGTCGGTCAATTGATGTCCAACGTCCTTTTGTTTCAATATACATTAATGAGCCATCGCGTTTAGTAAAAACAAAATCAGGTGTATACTTTGCTTTGCGTTCTGGTACTATATAATTTAATGTTTCTGTCTCGTAATTCAAAGGATATTCGTAACTTTTTATTTGATCAGCTACTGTATGTTCTAATCCAGATTTATATCCATATTTAAGTGCCGCAGCTCGTTTTGAGTTTCCTGAACTATGATAATGATTTTTTGCCATATAACTTTTTATTTTTATTATGCTCGTTTAATGTCATCATTGTCTACAATCCACATTGTTCCTTGAGGAATTGTTATAAATGACTTTTTTGTGCCATATGGCCTTTGATATTTTAAATATATGTTATTTCTAGCGCTAGGATCGTTAGAATTTACCATGTAATTAGCAAGTACTTGTTTTTTTTCTTTGGCATCATAACGCATTGCTCGGGATACTTTACCATCTTTAATAAACCATAATGGATATTCTACATCATATTGTTTAAATTGTAATTTATCACCTTTTTTATATGCAATCGCAGCCGGTGCTACTGGTGCTGTTGGTTCAACTGCAGTTTTTTCAAATGTTGCATTTAATTTAGCAATTGCAGCTACATTTTTTATACGAATGGGTGTAGTATCTTTTTTTGAATTCCAAGCTAATTTATTTATTGTATACCATGCATTATCCATGTAAGTATATAGATATGGATCAGTATAACTCATAGTATATAAATTATTACCGTCTGGTTGTTGATAATATAGATATGGAGTTGTAATTTTTTCTGTTTCTTGTGTAGATATAGTTGCATTACTCGTTGGGGACGCAAATAAATTCTGAATCGCAACACCTTTTTCAACTTCTGGCTTATTAATTATCTCTTTTTCTTCTGGTTGGTCAACAGGAGCTGCTTTAATATCTGCCGCAGTAAATGGTTGACCTTCATTCATATTTTTATATTTTGCTTGCTCATCTGGAGTAAGTTGTTTGAATTGTACCAATGTACTAGCTCCAATTGTATATCTTCGTGCAGTAACCGGTACCTCAGGAAGATCTTCTGGGGCGAGATCTCGCCCAGCTTTTGGCTTATCGGTATTAGGATCTGCAGCAACACTAGTAGTTGATTTAATTTTTTTAGTTGATGGAACAATCCAAACATTCCATTTCATTCGACGTTCTGAATCTTTAAGATTGACGCTCAAAACATATTTATTTTCAGCTTTAGCATATTTACTATACGCACCAACTGTACTATCTGCCGATATAATACCAGGCAATGTATTTAACACATCCGTTTCTGTTGGCAATGGATCTTTTCCTAGTTTAATTGTATAAACAACTTC